GGTGTCAACTGGTGATGTTTCACTACTAACACTGAGATTTACAGTCTCTTCAACTTCAACTGTGTCAAGAGCAGATGCGTCTACTGTGTCTTCGGAAGCTTTCTTCTTTTCCTTTGTTTCAGTATCTTCATCTTCTTTTTTATCGTCTTCTTTTTTATATTTGTTGAGAAGCCAAGGTGGCATCTTGCCAGCAAACAATGATGTCATTGCTTCAAAAGCTTCATCATTGAGATTGTCAAACTTTTCAACTGTAGCTTCTGCTGACTCAGCATCAAAACCACAATCTAGTAAAGAGGCTTTCCTCTTCATTTTCTTCTCTTTCTTGGCCATTTCTTCTTCTTTCATCTTATAGCCAGCGATCACTTCATTAGCTGCTTCTAAAGCTGCCTTAAGATTATCGTTTTCTTTATTTTTGACATCTTCGTCTTCTTTAACCTTAAGCTTCTTAGCTGCTTCTGTCTCTTCGTCTTCTTCTTCTTTTTCTTTCATCTTCTTGGCCATAGCTTCATTGATAGCCTTTAGGGCTTCAACTTCGGCTGTAAGAGAAGCAATTAGCTCTTCTGTTGCACTAGATGTTTCGGTTTCTGTTGTTGTATTTTCTGTGGCAGTAACTTCTGTTGAAGTTTCTACTGTGGCCTCTGGAGCAGATTCTGTGGCGACAACAGTCTCGGCAACTGTTTCGACCTGTTCGATAGTTTCTGCTACTTGGTTTTCTGAACTCATAATATTATTCTCCACTTTAGAGGTTAACTGATTGTTAGATACACCTGCTATTGATAAATCGCTACTTTTTTTAGTAAACAAGTCATCAATTATGTTTTTGTTAAAAATAATACTTTCTGGATTAGCGGGTTTTTCAACATATCCCTTACCAGAAAATGTGATATTTCTTAATACTCTACCTATCTTATAATTATCATGTTCTCCAAAGCCACCATAGGCTCTTAGGTATTTAGTTAAGTATGCAGTATTCTCATTACGAGCTAAAGTCTTATATGTTCCAGTTGACTTATCTAATAACCCATAATCAAAACCTTTAAAGAAGCACTCCATACTTACAAACTTATTTCCAGACTCTATTTCTGCAATAAGTTTATCTGATCTATCTTTTAGTTCTGGACTAGTAAAAGCTCTATAGATTACTGATCCGGTTAAAATATGATATTTTTCTGGGAGATTCTCTATAGGAGTATCGGCAGAAATAAGAATACCATCTTCGGTGATTGGCCAATTACTAGTAATATGACCGATAATTAAATTCTCATCATGTTCTAGATTAGTAGGTTTATCTTCTGGGGTATTTCTAGCCATCCATACTTCATCTTTATCGAAAATATCGTCATTTTTATTCCATGAAGAAGTCACTAAGATAGACTGAACATAATATAGATCAGAATCCTCAATGGATGCTAAACTTTTAAATTTTCTAATCTGTGATTTATTGGAGTGACATGGCTCCGCTACGGAAGCATAAGAAATTGATGCAGATGAGGATATTTTAGCCTCTAAACCGTCTTCACGTTCTGCTGTAAATACTTGCATTATTTATACCTCTTTTTCTATAGAAGAATACACCATAGAATAAAATGAAGCTTTGGCCTGTTTATGTTCGTCAACAGACAGATCTTTATTTAGGTCAGCTTTAAGTTCTTTAAGCCATACACTATAGGATAATATTGTTTCGTTTTTGTCGAATTGACTAAGGTTGCCTAGTATATCGATAATTTTCTCTGAAGCTATTGTGGTAAGTGGCTCTAGTGTGAATAGAATTTTAGTCTTAATTAAATCAACTTCTTTGGTCTCTTCGCTTGACAAGCTTCTAAGATTTTTCTTGTTGTAGAACTCTAGCAGTATGGGGTTGATAATTTGACTAATCTTGTCTTGTGCTTCAGAAGCCCATAGTAAAAGTTTGGCGCCTGTTTGTGGTTTGAAAACTTTGGTCTTCCGTTTTTCAGTATCTTTAGAATTCTTAGGTCTACCTTGTCCGGGCGATCCTGGCAAAGATTCAGGAGAATCATTTGCCAACTTCGTTGAGGGTGCAGACGCAGGGGGTTGTTTCATTTCAAGCGCAGATTTTTCACCACTCTTCTTCTTCTCAAGCTCAAGTCCAACCTGACTAGGAGCTACTGAACCACCTTGTAATGCTATCTTCTTAAGAGCATTTTCTACTTGTGGATCAAACCAAGGACCAGCTTTTTTAACCATTCTATTTCCGTCTCTGTCTCTGGATTCTTTGTTGAGTCTAGTCTTTTCCATATCTGGATCAAGACCAAATCTTGTTTGAATAAGTTCATCAGATACAAGGTTTCTATCTGCTAGTTGTACTAGTAAAGACTTCTCTGTATCTTCATTACTAAGATCCATTCTGTCGAATTCTATTTTGGCTGGGTATCTAAAGCCCATAGCCTTTTGTACTAAAGCAATTTCTTGTTCCCAGAAATCTATCAATACATCTCTGCCATACTGAAGTCTCTGAGTTAAGGTCTTTAGTGAAATAAAGTTATTAGTAGTTCCAGCTGCTCCAAAGGTTCCAGTAAGAGTTGGAGGAATACCTAAACCAGCATAAACACTATTCATGTGAGGAATATATTTTCCTTCACCCAAGAATTGATGTACTGCTGTCTTAGATTCTATAAGCTCAATATCTGGACCCCAAACAAGATCCATTGTGCCTCCGCCAACATTGTTTCCTAAAATTTGTGCTAGTTTAGCTGTTGCTGCTTTAGTAGGAGCAATCTTATGTTCTAGACTACCTAGTTTAAAAATTCTGATATTAGAAATAGCTCCATCAAGAGCAGCCATATCTGCTAACTTTAGTTTTTCAATAACGTTAATATCATCCATAATCGCATATACCATGGGAAATGCCCATGACTGCCAATCATCTTTTTTATAATGAAATACTAGTGTCTTGTTGGTATCTAATGGATAGGGCAATCTACTTTTAGCTGCTTCAATAATTGGAGCTGGTAATCCGTTGACAACCTGCTTCTCTGCATCAGTTTTAGGATTATTAATTAGCTTTCTTAGCTCTGGCGGTAGTTGTAATTCATAAGCCTTAGTAGATGTAAATGAAGATAATGCTCCGGCTGCAATGTCTACTAAGAAAGGATCTATAAAAGTATAAACCCAAGGAATTTCTCTTTTTTCTAATTGTAGTTGAGATAGATCTTGAACTTGTAGATCCGGAGAAGCAATAGAAGTATATAGTTTATCAGCAACCTTAAGACTGAGCTTGCCAGTTTGTCTATTAATAACAACGTTACCGGTCTTATACAAATTATTTAAAAATCTTTCGCTACGATCTTTACCTCTAATCTTCTTAAACCATTGTCTGTAAAATCTTTCTATTCTTTTATTTTTATGAACTAGTCTAATTCCTTGACTAGCAAAGTCTCCCATGAGATCAATAACATTTTTTACTAAGCCCACTCTTTGATAAATATCTTCTGCTCTTCTGATAATCATTTTGATTTCACGAGGAACAGATTCATCTGGACGGAAGTAGTCGTAATCAGACCTTGTTAATCCTGGTCGGCCAGAGGTATTTCGGTCTAAATTAGAATAATCTAATCCATAACGTCTCATACCGCTAGCCTTTTGGACAAGCGTATATTCTGACATGGATTCAGAAGACTGTTTGAGAGCTTCTTGTTTACTGGCTAAATCGTCTCCCCAAGCAACATATGCCTGCTCGTTAGAGACTTGTTCATTATTAACAGCTTCGCTTTTTGGATATTTTTTAGCCATATTTTTTGTATTACTATTGTAATTTAATTGTAATTCGATTAGTGTTTTTATACACTGTTATCTATAAATACCAGTATAAATATCGTCGTCATTTGCCATAGAGGTAAACCATTCTGGACCTTTATACATATTTCCTTGTTGACCAACTACATCTTTGGCATTTCCTCCAATAACTTCATACTTTACAGATTGTAAAGTTCGATTCATTTGTCTAGCAATCATATTAGCAATAACCAAAGCACTATATCGGTCTTTTCTAAGTCGGCCTCTTTTACCATTAGGTAATTTGACCTCTGGAGTATCCCATCGATCTCGTCCTCCAGAACCAGTGCTAGTTTGTGTCATAACAATTGTGGTCAATTCGCTTTTTAGATCTTCAATTTCTAATAT